TACAGCAAGGTGAGCAATACCAGTATTATATGCAGCAACAGAGGAGCCTGTGCAAGTCACATAGTCACCAACGTTGAATGGGTGAGATGGTTTTCTACCATCTTGATCACAGGTAATTACTGTATTTGTTGCACCAGTAGTAATTGCTGTAATTTTTGCGTTCTTTGGAGAAGCACACTTTACAAGTTCGGAGTTCTCTTTTGGGATATGGAAATCATTTCCCTTTACTGCTGTTGGGTTTCCTCCCCAAGCAACGTGAATAGCATCAGAAGCATCAGCAGTAAAACGATAGATACCAGTTCTTACAATGACGGCAGAAGATTGTGATGCGTTACCACCTGTGCATTCTACTGCTGCAATATTTTGTACAACTTTTAAAACGGACATAGTAAACTCCGAAGTTAATTTCTTTCCTATGTTTTATTTAGTTTCTTTGGTACTTTGCTTGAGGAGTTTTGCCAACTCTGATGTCGATCCAACAAACATAGTATTATTAACTGTAGTAGGACCTGATTTAGTTGCTGATTTCTCATCGATGTCTTTCATCTTCTTCTGGAGGTCGATTAGTTTGTCAGCAACATCCGCAACATTCTTGATAAGTTGTCCAGCAACTTCATATGCTCTTGGATGGTCTGAACTTCTTGCAACATCAAGAATACCGTCGATGGCTTCTTGACCTTTCATCACAAGATTATGAAGTTGTGCTCTTGTTACTTCATAGTCTTGTTGTAGTTCTGGTTTCTGCGATAGTGGGACAATTTCCTCTCTAGGTGTCTCAATAATTTCACTTGGTTCCACATTAAAAACTTCATCTAATCCATCAAACGTACTCATACGGGTTCATCCTCTCCAGTAGCAGGGTTCCATTTTTGTGCATCAGTAAATTCGGAGAAAACTTCATTAAAACCAAAATCATCATCAGCATCTGCATCGGATGGATCTGGTTGAACTGTATATCTTTGAACTCTTGGTGCCTCTACTGTATCTATAGATGAATAAGTATCCACTATAGATTTCCTAATGACAGAAGGTTCTCTTACAGGACCATATAGATAAGATTTTGCGGTGAATGTTAAATTATATACTAACGATCTTCTCTTATCAAGTTCTCCATCATAATCGTCATCGTAACTCACGTCATCCAAATTAATTATAATATCTTTAATTTCTCCAATTTCTGGAATCATTTCTATAGTTAAGTTGTAAGATGGTTGGAAATATGGTAGAATCTGTTCTAGAATCTGAAGACCATCATCTTGATTTTTTGATATTATTGAGAGAGTAAATCCGATATTATATGGTACTGGCATATATGATGTATACATGCCATCCTGAGCCTCTGGATTTTTGTATTTTATTTGTTGAGTTGGTGCTACCTTCCTATCACCATCATATTTGATACTTGTAATCTCAAACGATAATCTTGGTAAGGTAATCTGAATCTTAGATTGTGTAGGATCTGGAGTCTGCCTCAACCTTGCTAGAAATTTTTCTGCAGGTCCATATGCTAAGGGAACTTTCATTACCTCAGTTTTATTATTTGATGTACGACGAATCTGAATGTTGTTGAATAGAGTACCGAATCCAACAACAGTCTTCTTAATGATTTCGTGGTAAGTGTAAGTTCCCAACATTAGAATCTATCTCCCATATTTCCAATATCCCCAAATGGATTTTGTTCACTAAAGTCTAAGATCATATCTCCCTGAACTTCAAAGTATTTGTTCTGAGCTCCTTCAAATGTTTCCATATTGAAAGAATCTAGAACATTGATAGCCCATGAAGCATTTGAATCTTCTCCGACAACAATTTCGTTATCTCGAAATATGCCAGTTAATTTATTTAGTACAAGTTTTCTTGTGGTTGGATTCCAAGATACAACCTCACCAGTAGCACCAGAAGTAGATCCAGTAACAACTTCATCATTAGAGAAGTTACCAGTTCCACCAGGAGCAAAGGTGAGATCTAGAGTATATCCATCTTCATCTTCAATCTCATCTACTGCTAAGATACCAGTATCAAGATCCTCATTGCTGTACTGGAATAGTTCACACTTCATTTCCCAAACATAACCTTTACCTAGTTGGTAAAAAGGTTTTTCGTGTTCAACAAACTTGATTTCATATAAGTCACTTGAGAATGGTGCCCAAATCAAATCACCTTCATTTGGACGACCCTCAACAATTAGGGATGCGTTATCATCAACAGCACTGGTGAATCTTTTTCTGGACACCACAAAGGTAGTCTTATCTTCGATCCTGATTCCAAATTTAGTTAGAAGGTCTCCCTGTCCTTCCCATCCATCTACAGTATTGCAGTATGCTCTGATTGGATGGGAACTCTCAAACTTAGACATAGTATCTTCTTTGAAAAGATCATCCTCCTTCACAAGAGTTCTTGGAATGTAATAAACATCTTGACCATAGATATCGATTGATTCTGTGATCAAATTCTCAAGTAAATTCTGCTCTGCTGTAGTTCCGTTTAAACGAAGCCTACAGGATGGTGATGGATCTGGAGATTGGTTGCAGGTATCTGGCATGGCATTAACCGATCATGTCTAGTGGTGGTAATTCGTATGTATCTCTTAGAGTTTCCTTGAGATCCTGGAGTTCCTGTTTTGCCTCTTCTAGAATCTTTCTTCCATTTAGGGTAACACCACCTAACATTTGAATTCCATCATACTTACTTAGGTTCTGCCCCCACTGCTCTTTGAATAATGCAGTTGCATATTCTTTCAACCAAGTTTCATCCCAGGTTTTTGGATATAATGTTGGATCTACTCCCATCAAACAATCAACAACTACAAATTCTCCTACACCCAATTCCGACCAATCGATATCAACATATAGTCTATTTGTATTTGCAGTATATCTCAATCTCTTGTATAATCTTGAGTTAGTAACCCAGTCAAGAGTTTCGAGATAGTTCTGAACCATATAATAATGTAGAATCTGGTTATTCGTAAATGCGTAGATATCATTCAGGAATAACTGATATTTGATGTTGAAAATGTTTCCTGGAATTGATGATGAAGTACTTACTTGTGTATATACGTTATCTACTCCAAGAACTCCAGGTGGGAGTTCAACATACTGAGTCGATTCGCTCCATGCGGTATTTGCAATTGGAGCAGTCCCAGCCGCAGCAGTTTTCATCTGCTCAGTAACTTCAATTTTAATGATTGCTCTGTAACTACCTTCATAATGAAAATCTTGGTAGTATGTTAATGCTCTATCAATTAGGTCATCCAGTTGCTCATCGCAAACGTTGATGTCAATTGCAGGATAACCTAATCTTCTTAGGCAATAATTTTTGAACTCTGTTCTGGTTGCTGGTTTTGATGCTGACATGGTAGATCTCTTATAGTGGTAGATATCTTACGGTTACATTATTACTACCCGCTGTTGGAGCGGAAGTGAATTTGACAATTGGTGAGAATGTAGCAGTTGTGGTAGTTGTGCTTGTGGAGGATACGGTAAACGTAATATTATCTGTAGGCGCTGATCCACCAACGTTAGTACCAGGAATCACAACAGTATCTCCGATGGAGTAGTTAGTACCACCGTTATTTACTGTAACCGAAGTAATAACACCAGCAGTTCCTCTCGAAACGTTAAATGTTGCTCCAGATCCAGCACCTGATGTTGTAGATGAAACATTAGTGTATGTTTGGTTACTCGCAGATGGAACGTTAGCTCCAATTGGAGTACCAATTGTTGCAATAGTTGCTCTCTTCAGGAACGATGTATTCGCTGCAGAAAGAGTAATAGTATTTCCAGAAATATTTGTGATCTCTGCACCAGAACCAATACCGTTACCAGAAACTGGCATACCAGTAGTCAATCCAACGTTGGATGGTACTGTAATAGTGCTTTCACCAGTATGACCACCAACAGATCCGTATGATACTTGATCAAAATAGTTATAATCGACAACTGGTGTCTGAAGTAGACGATCAGCAACAACTAATAAATCTGCTGTATTTCTTCCCGAATTTGCTTGGAATGCAACTCTTGAACCAGTACCACTATAGTTCTGATATGTATATGAAAGAGTATTTCTGCTAATATTGATTGCATTTCCAGCATCATTGTATGATACTGAAATTCCATTATGTGATGCGTTTGTTGTGAGAGCAGTTGCTACAGCATCTTGAACTCTTTCATCAGTGAAGTATAGATTGGAACCCTCGGAAATATCAGAGGTACTTGCTTGAGTAGCAGAGGTAACTCTTCCCTTAGTATCTACAGTTACCTTAGTGTAAGTTCCTGAAGATACTCCAGTGTTGGATAACGTAGCACCTAGAGTAACGTTTGATGATCCATCAATGGAAACGCTTCCTGATAGGTCAGTTCCAAGTGAAATTGTCCTTGCAGTAGTCCACTTTCTTGCATCTCTTGCAGTACCAACAATATCCGCATTATTTGCTGTTAGAGTTCCTGTAATAGTTACGTTATCTTCAATCTGTACAGTACCTCCAGCAGAATCTAAAATTAGGTTTCCTGAAGAGGTATCAATTTCATTAACTGCAGTTAGACCAACTCTTACGTTCCTGATTAATGCACCACCATTTGCAGTCAACTGGCCAGTTAGCGTAGTTGTACCAGTTACACCTAAAGTGCTGGATAATGTAGTTACACCAGTTACTCCTAATGTTCCTCCAATAGATGCATTGTTAGTTACGCTTAGTGCTGTTCCTGCCTTTGATAGAGTTAGTGAACCAGCGAATAGTGAAGCATCTGTACCAGAGAATACTTCAGAAGTGTTGGTTGCGTTCTCTAAGAATCTATAACCAGCAGATGAATCATCCCATCCGAAGAAACCCAACTTAGCCGATAGATCGAAGTATCTAAACTCAATACCACGATCCTTATTATCGTCGGATGCAGGAGCAGTATCTCCACCCAAAGTGATGATTGGATCATCAACAGTAATAGTTGTTGAGTTTACTGTAGTTGTTGTTCCGTTGACAGTTAAGTTTCCAGTGATAACTGTATTGGCATTTCTTACAGTTAATGTACCTGTTGTGGCACCAATTGAAATAGTAGTTGCTGCCTGACCAATATTTAATGTTGTCGCACCAGAATTGAATAATGTGGCAGTTGAGGAAGTGGTGGTAATATCTCCACCATTTACAGCAAGATCGCTAGTTAAGGTTGCATTACCTGTTACTGCTAGAGTACCACTAATTGAAGTGTCACCAGACTCACCAAGAACGGAGAACTTAACTGTATCACCAGAATTTAATTTTCCAACATACAAATCATCACCAACATAAAGGTCAGTTTGAATACCAGCACCACCAACAACTCTTAAGTTAGTAGTTGTATCTGATGCATGTGTTGGAGTATATGCAATTTGGGTTCCTAGAGTTGCTTTATAGCGAACTGAGATGTTGTTAACAGTAGACGCAACGCCAGTGTCTCCAGAGTCCTTAACGTTAATTGCACCGTTAACAAATACATCGCTTGCGAACAGTACATCGCCAGAAATATATCCACCACCATCATATCTAAATGACCCATAATCACCACCAGAAATGATGTAATTATTGCTTCCATCGACGGCAATTGTTGGAGTGTTGTTATTCTGTGAGTACAGATATGAAGCGTTTTGTAGAGTTACATTTCCAGTTAATGTTGTTGCCCCAGTTACACCTAAAGTTGAACTTAGTGTAGTTGCACTAGTAACACCAAGAGTTCCAGAAATAGTGGTATTACCACTAGATGAATCTACAACAAATTTATCAACAGCAGAAGCATTTTGAATCTTGAATAGTTCTGTAGCCGCGGTATTAGAACCTACTAAGGTAACGTTGCTATTGAGAGTTGTATTACCAGTAACAGAAAGAGTTCCTACAATAGATGTATTTCCAGTAGCAGAGTCTACAGAGAATTTATCAACAGAGGAAGCATTTTGGATCTTGAATAGTTCTGTGGAGGCCGTGTCAGATCCCACCAAGGTTACATTACTATTCAGGGTTGTATTTCCAGTGACGCTTAGAGTGCCTTGTAGAGTGCTGTTGGTTGCAATATTGAGATTACCACCCACCCATAGGTTTTGACTGATTCCAGTGCCTCCTGTGACTACCAGGGTGCCTGTTGTAGTGCTAGTTGATCCAACGTTACTACTGAGGGCAAGGTT